AAGCACTTTCAGAATATAGACTAGCAAAAAACAGAGCTATTGAGAGAGCAAGAAAAGCAGAACAAGAAAATGAAAAAATACGAAAACAAAATGAGAGCCTTAGCATTTAGTTACTTAGGCTTAATAATTATTATAATATGGATAGCATTAAACTCTTAGACGGAGAAACATTTAAACACGATAAGATACTAGAACTTATGAAAGATGATGAGTTCTACTATGGCTATTTAGGAAAGGCAGCTTTAAGTTCCTCATCAATCAAACTACTCTTAGATAGTCCTAAGAAATACAAATACGTTACAGAATATGGCTCACAAGAATCAAATGCATTAGATGCAGGTTGGTTATTTCATACAGCAATCTTAGAGCCAGATGTATTTGAGAAACAAATCTTTGTAGATGTACAATCTAAAAACTCTAAGGCTTATAAGTTAGCTAAAGAAGAACACGGAAAGGTATTTACCATAAAACAAAAGAACGATGCAGAAAGATTAGCTGATGCCTTTCTAAGAAACGAACACGCATTACAACTAATAACTAATTGTGAGTTTGAAGTTCCTGCAATAGGAATGATACAAGGTTATCCTTTTCGTGGGAAAGCCGACATATTAGACAGCTACCGACTATGCGATATCAAAACAACAAGCGACTTAAAAGCATTTCCTTATGCAGCAAGAAAGTATGGTTATGATGTACAAGTATATTTATACACAGAACTATTCAACAAACCATACGAGGAGTTTAAGTTTGGAGTAATAGACAAAGGAAGTTTAGATATAGGAATATATGATGTAAGCGAGGAGTTTTACAATTCAGGAAAAGAAAAAGTAACCAAAGCATTAGAGACATTTGAAACATTTTTCATCAATGGTGCTTGTATAGATAGTTATTGTATAAAAGGAATATTATGAAAGAAGCAAATAAAATAGCAAAACACATTATAGATATATCTGGGATAGATGTATTTAAGAACACAAGAAAAAGAGAATATATAGAAATTAGGAGTTTGCTTACTTTTATGTTAAGACATCATTGTAATTTAACTTATCATCAAATAAGAGATTTTTACAAGTCTAAAGGAAAGAGCTATGATCACGCTACAGCTCTACATAGTTTGAAATCTTTTGAAACTCATAGACGATACAATCGCAAGTTAGATAAGTATTTTGATATAGTCCTACTTAGAATAAGAAACAAATCAAAATTAAGACGAGCATTAATAAACCACATAATAGACTACACAAAATCAAAGGACTTAAAGAAACTCCTTAGAATAGTAGATACATTACCCTTAAAAGATATAGATGGAAAAGAACAAACAAAAGAGAAAAGAGATACCCTTGTATAGTGGACTAATAAAATACTTTCCTGATGCACTATGCGAAGTAGCAAGAGTAAGCTACATAGGAAGTAAACAACATCACCCTGATGAGGAGATGCATTGGGATAGAGAAAAAAGCAAAGACGATTTAGATGCACTTATGCGACACCTAATGGAAAATGGTATGCACGATATAGATGGAGTAAGACACTCAGCAAAAATAGCTTGGAGAGCATTGGCGCACCTCCAAAAAGAAATAGAGGGCGATAAGTTTCATAGCGAACAATGGAGAGTAGAACAATACAATAGAAACAGACACCCATCAGATCACATCATAGCAGGTACAGAATGAATCATTTAGATTTGTTTAGTGGTATTGGTGGTTTTAGTTTAGGACTTAAAAGAGTATTTAATATTAAAGAAACATATTTTTCAGAGATAGATAAATACGCAATAGATGTATATAAACATAATTTTAAAAACAGCAAGTATGTCGGATCAATTACAGATGTTCGAGGAACACAACTACCAAGAATCAACATCATCACTTTTGGAAGTCCTTGCCAAGACTTTAGCCTGGCTGGAAAAAGAAAAGGAATGGATGGCGCAAGATCAAGTCTTATCCTTGAAGCAATTAGGCTTATCAAAGAATGTAAACCAGATTTTTTTATCTGGGAAAATGTTAAAGGAACTTTCAGCTCAAACTCTGGCGCAGACTTTTCGGCAATCCTCAAAGCGTTTGTTGACATTGGGGGTTATAGACTTGAATGGCAACTGCTTAATACAAAGTGGTTTTTACCCCAAAATAGAGAGAGAATCTACCTTGTCGGATGTCTTGGAAAAGGAAGTGGACAACAAATATTTCCTATCGGAGAAAGCTATAAAAGGAATTTTAAAGAGAGAGAATCCTCCTCCTGTATCACAACAAGTTATCATAAAGGAGTAAATTTTGACAATCAACTCATATCACAAAAAGTAATAAAACACGATATTACTGAAATTGTATCAGTAAGAAAATATGAAGTTAATATAAAAGAATTACAAAATTTATTAAATAGCCATAGACAAAAAACAATAAAAGAAATAAGTGCAGAATTGAATTTACCAAAAACACAAGTAGAGCATTGGTTTAGAAAAGATAAGTCTTTCAGTATCCCACCTAAAAATATATGGTATAAGTTGAAAAAAGTTTTAAATATTAAAGACAACACTTTTGATAGAAGCATAACTACTTATATAGAAAAAGAAAGTGTTTTTGAAAAAACAAATAGAGTTTATGATACAAAAGGTATATCTCCAACTCTGACAAGCACTGGTGCAGATGAAAAGATAATAGTTAAATCAGATTTTAAAATAAACAAAACAAAGTATGGAAAACATCAACAGGATGCTATTTATCAAACAAACAAAAGTATATCCCCTACATTAATGAGTGGTGGAGATGGACATATGGGAGGAGCTGCTGCAGGATATTTAAAATTTAAAGTTGGCTCTCAAATAAGAAGATTAACACCTATTGAATGTGAACGATTACAAGGCTTTCCTGATAATTGGACTAAGAAAGGAAAAGAACTTGGAACAGTATCTGACAGCCAAAGATATAAAATGTGTGGTAATGCAGTAACAGTAGATGTAGTTGAAGCAGTAGCAAACAAAATAAAAAATGCTTTATGAAACCAAAAAAGTTTACACAGATACAAAGAATAAAAAGATTAGAGAATATAGTAAGCCAAATCTATATGAGTGTAGAGGTAATTAAGAAACAATTAGATGAAAAACAGAAACCTGAATCATAGCGATAATTGGGAAACACCGAAAGAACTTTACAATGAGTTAAATGATGAGTTTGATTTTAATTTTGATCCTTGTCCTTTAAACCACAATACGACAAAATGGGATGGACTACAAATAGATTGGAAAGAAAGAAACTTTATCAATCCTCCTTATAGCAGAAAACTAAAAGAGGCGTTTGTAAAAAAAGCAATACAAGAATCTAAAAAAGGAAAACTATGTGTGTTACTTCTACCTGTATCTACAAGCACTAAACTATTTCACGAACATATACTGCCAAACAAAAAAGAAATAAGATTTATAAAAGGCAGAGTAAAGTTTATAGGATATAACACATTTGGACAAAAGGTTACAGATAAAGCAGGTATGCACGATAGTATGATTGTAGTTCTGAAACAAAATACTAAAAACTAACGTTATATAAATAATTAATTAATTAATTTAAATTAATCTTTTATGGATGGTAGAAAGAATAACGGAGGACATTCAACTAAAGGTTTCGCAGGTAGAAAACCAAAGACAGAAGAAGTAAAACTTATAGAGAAACTTACACCACTTGAGCCTTTAGCATTTGAAGCTCTAAAAAAGGGTTTAGAGAAAGGCGACTTTAAATATGTACAACTCTACTACAACTACGTAGCCGGTAAACCAAAAGAAACAAAGGACATACACATAAACGAAGATGTACCTTTATTTATTGATTAATGCAACTAACCAAAACCTCAGCACTTAACAAACTACGAGAACTAGACAAAAGAGTTCGTATAATTAGAGGAGGATCTTCAGCAGGTAAAACAATAGGCATCATAGCAATCCTCATAGACTATGCAATTAGACACAAGGGAAAAGAAATAAGCATAGTAGCAGAATCAATACCACACTTACGTAGGGGCGCTTTAAAAGACTTTCTGAACATCTTAAAGGGATTGAATAGGTATGATGATAGAAAGTTCAACAAGAGTACCTTAAAATACGAATTTAGTAATGGTAGTTATATAGAGTTCTTTAGCACAGATCAGCCTGACAAACTAAGAGGCGCAAGAAGAACAGACTTATTTATAAACGAGTGTAACAATGTCAGCTTTGATTCTTACCAACAATTAGCAGTTAGAACATCAGGTAATATATGGCTTGACTTTAACCCTGCTAATTTGTTTTGGGTAGATAAAGAACTTGTAGGACAACAAGACACAAACTTCATAACCTTAACTTATAAGGATAATAACAGCTTACCTGACACAATAGTTAAAGAAATAGAGAAAGCCAAAGTAAAAGCTAAGACATCAACCTATTGGGCGAATT